TATATTGACGACTTCATTGAGGATATGAAGAAAGTATTCCCAACGTTAGGTGATGATTGGGGAATGTATATTCCTGAAGTTAAATATTTGTCTCCTGAACCATTAGTTAATTACGATGATTTATCGTTAGTTGATTATGAAAATGTACATTTTGTAGGTGATGCTTTGTCAGCTAGAGGTATTACAGTATCAGGAGCACAAGGAATATACGTTACAGATTATATTTTAAGTAAAAACAACCCAGATTACCCAGATTTTATAGAAAATAATTTATTTTAAATTAAAAACAGTTATGGCTAAGAAACAAAAATTGTATGAGTACAAGGAAATCAATTCACGAGGAGCAAGTATCCACCTAGCAAGGTATACAGGCGAAGAAAACTGGAAGTTCCATAGATGGGATGGGCCAGCAATTGAACCCCATGATAAAGATAGTGAAATGGAAAAATCATTTTATCTAAATGGTATCCAATATGAGGAGGAAGCGTATAGTGAAATTATGCAAGAGCGTGAAGGTTTACCTTGGTATAAAAACCAATCAATGAAAAATTCACTTCAAGATTACAGACATTAATATGGAAAAACCAATTGTAATTAATGCTAAAGAGTGTAAAGAATGTAACGTTCCTAAAGGATGGGGGCATGAAATTATATTCGAAAACAACGAACTTTATTGTGGTAAGTTGCTAGTATTTAAAAAGGGTTGTAATTTTAGTATGCACTACCATCTTATTAAAGATGAAACTTGGTATGTACAAGAAGGTGAGTTTTTATATCGCTGGGTTGATACTGAAACAGGTGAGGTTCACGAGCAAAAATTACGTGAAGGTGATAGTGTAAGACAATACCCAGGACAACCACACCAAGTTAAAGCATTAACTGATGGTACATTATTTGAAGTCAGTACAGAACACTTTGACAGCGATAGTTACAGAGTATACAGAAAATGGTTAGATAATAAAGACGTATGAAAATAGGATTATGTGGAACAATGAGTGTGGGTAAAACCACACTCGTTAATGCTCTTAAAGAGCGTCCTGAATTTAAGGACTATATGTTTAGAACAGAACGTTCTAAAGAATTAATGGCTCAAGGTATTCCATTGAATACTGATTCAACACTCAAAGGACAAACAGTATTTTTATCTGAACGTACCAGTGAGTTAATGGTGGAAAACATTATTACTGACAGAACTATAATTGATGTTATGGCTTTTGCTCGTGCTTCTAAATCTATGGATTGGAATGATAAAGAAGCATTTGAGGAATATGCTAAACGTTTTCTAAAAGAATACGATTATATATTTTATGTTTCACCCGTTGGAGTAGAAATGGAAGATAATGGTATTAGAGAAACCAACATTGATTATAGAGATTTAATTGATTATACTATTGGGCGAATTCTGGATTCAAATAAACATCGTATTAAAAATCTTAATACAATATCAGGTAGCACCGAAAAACGCATCGAACAAATGTTAGAGGCGCTTTCTTCGTAATATTTATAATAAAATAATATTATCATGAAACGTAGAGAATTAGCAGAATATATTAAGGAAACTATTGTAGATGTACTTACAGAGGTATCTCAAGAAGATGTTGATACAGCTAAAGCATATAATGACGAATTAGTTAAGACTAAAGAATTAACAGCTGATTTAACTGAAGATGATGATGTAGAACCAACATCTAAAGATATTAAAAAAGACGATTCAATTTCTACTATTTCTCGTAAACTACAAGATACTAATAAAGAAATGAAATCTGTAGTTAACAAGTGGAAACAAGCTGAAGGTGAAGATAAAGAAAGACTATTAGCTCGTTTGAAAGATTTAACTAAAATCAAAAAAGAGCTTGAAGGACTTATTTAAAAATATTCAAACTTTACTAGTTGTAGTATTAGCAGCACTTTTGTTATATCAAAAAGGCTGCTCTTCTACCCCTCCGGTAGAACCTGAAGTTATTACTGAGGTAGTAACTAGATGGGATACGTTAAAGGTTGCCACTAAAGAGTATGTGCCCAAATATATTAGAAAAACAGTAGTAGAAATCGACACCTTCCAGGTACCTATTGATACTATTTCTATTCTAAAAGATTACTACGCAAAATATTTTTACACTGATACTATTAGGGTTGATAGCCTTGGTTTTATAGTGATAAATGATACGGTTACTCGTAACTTAATATCAAAGCGAGATGTTCAATCCAACATATTCATCCCAACAACTACAATTAATAATACTATTTACCTCTACAAACGTGAGTTCTTTGGGGGTATTTCGGTAGGTGGAATGAAAAATCAGGTACAAAATGAATCACCAATAAATTATATTAGTGGGGAGTTAATGTACGTTAATAAAAAAAGAAATGTATACGGTTTTGGTTTAGGAGTAGATAAAGATTTTCTTCCTATAGTATCAGGCCGCCTATATTGGAAAATAGGTAAATAATGGNAGAACCTAATTTAAGGCAAATAATACAATCTGAATACATTAAATGTGCTGCTGATCCAGTACATTTTATGAAAAAGTACTGTATGATTCAACACCCACAACGTGGGCGTATTCCATTCCAACTGTACCCTTTTCAAGAAAAAGTTTTAACTTTATTTCAAGATAACCCCTATTCGATAATACTTAAATCAAGACAGTTAGGTATTTCTACTTTAGGTGCTGGGTATTCTTTATGGTTAATGTTGTTCCATAAGGATAAAAACGTACTTTGTATTGCGACAAAGCAGGATACAGCAAAAAACATGGTTACGAAGGTTAAATTCATGTATGAAAATTTACCTTCATGGCTTAAGATAGATGCACCTGAAAATAATAAATTAACATTACGATTAAGTAATGGATCACAAATTAAAGCTACATCAGCATCAAGTGATGCAGGTAGATCAGAAGCAGTGTCTCTTCTATTAATTGATGAGGCAGCCTTTATTGATAATATTGGTGAGATTTGGGCTTCAGCTCAACAAACACTAGCAACTGGTGGTGGGTGTATAGCACTATCCACTCCTTATGGTACAGGTAACTGGTTCCATCAAACATGGGTTAGAGCAGAAAATGCTGAAAATGATTTTTTACCCATTAAATTACCTTGGTACGTACACCCAGAACGTGACCAAACATGGAGAGATAGACAAGATGAACTTTTAGGTGATCCTAGAATGGCAGCACAAGAGTGTGATTGTGATTTCTCAACCTCAGGTGATACTGTATTCTATGCTGAATATTTAGAATTTTATGAACAAACATATATTAAAGACCCGCTTGAAAAGCGTGGTGCTGACCAAAATCTATGGATTTGGGAACCCGCTGATTATTCAAGAACCTATCTTGTTGTTGCCGATGTTGCTCGTGGAGATGGGAAAGATTACTCTGCGTTCCACATCCTTGATATTGAAACTAATACTCAAGTCGCTGAATATAGGGGACAATTAGGCACTAAAGAATATGGGCATTTATTAGTTGGTATTGCTACCGAATATAACGAGGCTTTACTTGTAGTAGAGAATGCCTCAATTGGTTGGTCCACGATTCAAACCATTATAGATAGAGGATATACTAACCTTTATTACTCATCTAAAAGTGATTCCAGCAGAGCAGATTCGTATTTTGATAAATATATGGATACAAGTAAAATGGTTCCTGGATTTAGTATGACATCTAGAGTTAGACCTTTAATAATAGGTAAAGTTCAAGAATATGTTAATGATAAATCAGTTACAATTCAATCAAAACGTTTACTTGAGGAAATGAAAGTATTTATGTGGAAAAATGGACGTGCTGAAGCTCAACAAGGGTACAATGATGATTTGGTTATGGCATTTGGAATTGGTATGTTTATGCGTGATACGTCGTTTAAGTTTAACCAACAACATTTGGATATGAGTAAAGCTACATTAAACGGTATGTCAACCAATAAAACAGCATTTGTAGGGGGGTATAGTAATAACAGTGCTACCCAAAATCCATATGAAATAGAAAATCCATATGGTGGGAAAGAAAGAAGACATAAGTTGGATTCTCTAAATAATATTTATAACAATAACAAACATTATGGCTGATAAAGGCTTATTTAAAAGACTAGAGAGATTATTTTCATCCGATGTAGTAATCCGGAATGTAGGAGGTAATCAACTCAAAGTGATTGATACTGATCACATCCAAACCTCTGGCGAATTTGCTACAAATTCCTTAATGGATCGCTTTACAGGCATCTATCAAAACCCAGCATCTACCTCATTATATGGACAACAGTTCAACATGAACTACCAGTATTTGAGAACATACCTTTATTCAGATTATGATTTAATGGATACAGATGCTATTGTTGCATCTGCTCTTGATATTATTGCTGATGAATGTACCCTAAAAAATGATATGGGTGAAGTACTTCAAATCAAATCATCAGATGAAGACATTCAAAAGAT